ATATTTATTTTTTATTTATTTTCAGTATTTTATAGCAGTTAAATATATAGTTTGTTGGCTACCTGTTGGCTACATAAAAAGAGAGAGCATTTTTCATCTAAAAAATGGTATAATAAAAATAAAAAAGAGGAGAATTTATAATGAGAAAATTTGTTGAACAATATGATATTCGTATGTCACCAGATAGAATTAGAATGGCAACACAATTTAGAAAGGAGTATTTAAGAGAATTTTACAAGTATAAAGTAACAGCTATTGAGAGATATTTATTAGCAAGACTTGAAGAGGAAAAATGCAATAATGATTTTGATAAAGCTTCTAAAATAGATAAAATTTTAAGTTCTATAATTGGTATTGATGATTCAACTAACTTTATAAAAATAGAAGAATCAATAGCATATGATAATGAAAGAGAATTTCAAAGAGTAGTTTTTGAAATAAATACAACAAATATGGAACTTGCAAGATTTGGAATAGACTTAGAAAACAATATTTTTGATATTATAAAAACAATAGAAAATCAAATAAACGAATAAAAGTCCAGATAATAACTGGACTTTTTTATTACATCTCATTTCTTAAAGTTTGTAAAAATTCTATATATCCCTCAGTACCATACGAATAATCTCTATCATAGATGTCATCTAACTTTTTATTTTTGTCTTCCATAACTCTATCTAAGAAATTATTAAAATCATCTACCTGGTCCTCTCTTATAAAATTACTTAAAAACGCTTCTCTTTCTTCTTTAGTCTTTAACTCGTTAAATTCATTCATAGCAAGTATAATTGTTTCTGGACTTTCTATTTCAGCATAAGACATAACTGCGTGGAATACAAGTTTATTATTCTTATCCATCTTAGTTAATTGAGTTTGATAATCCATACCATACTCTTTTAACTCTTGTTCTCTTTTTTCTACTGTATCTGATGTTGAAAGAATTTCATCAAGTTGCTCATTTCTTGCTCCATACTCTGCTAATTCCATAATACCACTAGCCAAAGCAATTTTAGCTTTCTGTGGAGTATCTTCTTTAAATTCTCCAAATCTTTCAGCTTGTTCAGGATGTTTCTCAAAATATTCTTGATATTCTGTTTTTTCTTTTAATACGCCATCAAAAGCCTTTTTACCACTTTCATATAAAAGTCCTAGTCCAGCAAGTCCTAATTTTTCTACTGGCAACAATCCTTTATCTTGTTCAGCTTGAGCCTTTTCTTTATATTCATATTTCCATTTTTCTTTTAAATATTCGCTTGCTGTATCAAGTCTATTAGGTATATTCTTTTCAAATTTGATATTATCTATACCTCTTGAAACTGCATTAGGAGAAACTAAATATAATGACCCATATACTATTTTTTGTACAGGAGATAAATTTGAAGAGGCATCCCTTTTTAATCCTTTAAAATTTTGATTAAAGAAACTAGCAACAACATTTTCTCCACCCATTGTAATTTCAAGCCCAGTATTATCTACTAAGCCAGTTTTAATTACATCAACAACAGTGTCTTTTATTTCTCCGTGCATTAAAGCGTCTACCTTAGCTTCTATCATTTCATCTCTTGATGTGCCTGTTATTTTACCAGTTAGCCAACCAACACCATAAATAAGTCCTGCTGTTTCTAATGCTGTTGTTCCTGAGTTAAAAATTCTTGAGTTGGCTTTCCAGCTTCTTAATCCTGTAAAACTTGTTTTATTAAGTGTTGGACTATTGTCAACTAAAAATCTATATCTTGTAAATCCATCACTATCAATATAAGTTGTTAATCTATCAAATGTTCTTGTTAATAAATTCATATTATACATTCTAAACATACCATTGAAATTAGCCCAGTATCTGCTAACAAGGCTATCTGTTTTCAATCCTACTGTATGTCCACTAAAAGCATTTAATTCTTTTCCATTTATATCAGCAAATTGCTCAAATAAACTTTTTACATTAGATGTATTATTTCTATCTTTTACAATATCTAATAATCCTGTAACACTATTTGTATTTAATATTTCATTTTGAATAGCTTTCAGTTTTATATTATCATCTATGCCCATATCAAATAGGACCTGTTTCATAGTAGGAGTAACATCTTCTATTTTAAACTTTGTAAACTCATCATACATAGCGTTAGCTGTAAAATATTCTGCTAAAGCTATTCTTTGCACATCAGAAGCTGTTTGTCCTTTTGCTCCAAGTTCTCCTGCATTCTTTAAAAAATTAGATTTTGTGTATCCTCTCATATCAATTTCAGTTTCCATAACTTTATCAATATAAGTTTCTATTTGTAGTCTTTCAAGTGGATTAGTTATAGTATCTAAATCAATATTTTTTAGATTTTGATATTTCTTAGCAACAATTTTAGTGGCTCTTGTCATTTCTTTTGTGCTTTCTAAAAAGCCTACTCTTTCATTAAAACCTAAATCAATCAGTCCTGAGTTAATTCTTTCCTTGTTAGTAGCAATTTCTTTAAGATAATTCAAGTTAGATAAAAACTTATACATCATTAAATTTCTTGTGTTATACATAGTTTTTCCACTGACTGACATATCTGAAAATTTTCTCGTTGATACATCAGCACCTAATTCAAATAGATGTTGAGTTTCATTTTCTATGGCATATTTTAGAGTTCTGTTATTTTGCACATACATATTTTTCCCAGTTGATGTATTATGATTAGCTTCTATTCTGTCATAATTTCCATTTAATCTATCTCTTAATATATTAAGTCCACTCTTTTCGTCAATAACTTGCTTGTAAATTCTATTTAATGAATTTACTGGATCTACTTCTGCATTTATATCATCTAAAAAACCATCAAGCCAATTCATAGATTTTTGCTCATAATTCTCTATGAATTCTAAATTTTTTTTACTTAATTTTTTACCATCTATTTCTTTTTGTTTTAACTTAAAATAGTCATCTATTTCTGGCAAAGGTGCATTTTGAACTGCAACATCTTTCCAAGTTTTACTTTCATAATCTACCAGTTTACCATTTCCATTTCTCCTTATATCAAGCGTTGTCCCATTAATATCATTTCTTAATTTCTCAATGATATTATGGTCATCTAGTATATATACTCCTGCTGTATCTCCAACCTTAAACTGTTTGGCTTGAGCTTCTGTTAAATAAACTTTCTTTTCAGTATTTTTTAATATACCATCAACCACAACTTTTTTTGCATTTAAGTCATCAGTATCTATTGCTAACTTTAAATTTGACATAGCTTGATTTTTATCATAAACAATATCAAAATTATAACCTTTTTGAGATAGGTTATTTCCATATTTTAAATTAGTATATTCATCTGCTATATTTCTAAACTCATAAGCATAAGGTGTTAAATTTTCAGGAACATCAGCATAACCTCTTATCATCCCTTTAAATGTTTTGCCATTTATGTTATTTTCAGTTATGATAAGTTCGTTTAAATCTCCTATACGAGAAAAATTAGCACTACCTCCATTTTCCATATGAATATAAGCAAGTCTACTTTTATATTCAGCTGTTAATTGTTTAGAGTTTAGTTTAATCTTATTCTTAATAGGTTTCAATGTCTTACTCAAAGAATCTTTTGCATTTATATCATTAGCAACTTTTTTTTTAGAAACTTCTCCATTAAATATTCTTTCTTCAAACTTACTATTACTTTCTTTATTTTTAATTGTATTTTGTCTTGAAAGTTCTTCTTTATGGATTTTTTCTATTCTTTTTTCAGTTACATTAGTATAAAAATTATCTACTTCCTGAGAAAAGTTTTTACCTCTTTCAATACCTATTGTTTCTCCATTTTCTAATCTTTCTGCTAATTCTATAACTGCTTTTGGGTTAGTTGCTCCTGGTCCATATTTATCAACCTCATTTTGTATAACTTCTAGTGGAGTTTTAGGAGTTTCTTCAACTGCATTTACAACAACATTTTCAGGGATGTCAACATCTGAATTTTTTAATTTATTTATTTTTTTAGAAACATATTTACCTGCTACTTTTGTAACTCCATGTATTGCTACACTTGTGGCTGCACCATAAGCATACTCTTTTAAATCTTCTTTTCCAAAATCTTTAATTTCTTTGCCCTCTATTTCTGTTTTTTCCCAAGTAGTATCAATAGCACCTTGAAGAATATCCCAAGCTAAGTTGGCTACAAAGCCATTAGGGTTATACCAGTTTGTAGGAGAAGCAGCACCTTCTAAAATACTTTGAAATATCATAATTCCTTTATCTATTTTAGAATTACTGTTTAAAAATTTTGCTCTCTCTTCTCTATTTTTCCTAATAGTTTCAATAGCTGTTTTTCTTAGTTCAGAACCTTTCCAACCGACTTTTTCTCTTTGTTTTTTATATTCTTCGTAATTTTTATCATAATCATCTGTGTATTTCCCATCTACAAGTTCTGGCATAGGCTCTGCAATAAAATCTAATATTTGAGTAGCACCTTTAACTAATCCTGTTCTTATTGGATTAAATATTCCTCTGTCAGCACTTGCTCTCATAGCTTCCATTTCTTTTTTTGCAGGGGCAAATTTTTTTTCTTGTTCTTCTAAAAAATCTTTCCCTTCTTTATTTCTTCTATCAAATTCATTTTTAATAGCTCCTAAAATAGACATAATTTCTCCTTATCTTAAATATCCACCCATCTTATTTTTCTTTGTGTTTACAGTATTTGATTTTGTGTTTTGTGCAGGTTTACCATCTTTCAAAACTTTACTTGCATTTATTAATCTTTTTCCCTCATCTGTATTAAGTTTCTTCAAATAAGGTTGCATTGTTGTTGAGTTAATTTGACTTTCTTTGTATCCATCTTCTTTCATAACTCCTATTATATAATTTTTTAATTGAGCATCTGCATATACTGGGTCTGATGAAAAGTCCTTTCTTAAATCATTCCATTCATCGTAACCCTCATCATCAAACCAACCTATAAAACCCTTTTCAGGTATTTTAATATTCACATTAGTGTAGTTTCCTTTGCTATTTTTATTAACTCTTTCAGCTTGATAAAGTTCTGGATATTCTTTCCCATAGGCATAAGGGATAGGATTATCTTTATCAGCATATTGCTTTATATAAGCATTTACTTTTAATTCTTTATCTGGACCATTATAATTTTTAAATAATTTTTCAGCATAATCTCTAACCATATTCTTCGCTTCAACCTCTGACATTTTACCATTTTCTATTTGTGCATTAATATTTCTTCTTAAATTAGATATTTGTGTTTTGTCAAATATGTTTACCTCATTATAATTATCCAAATCTCCAGCAGAAGCCCAATCAAAATCAACTGTACCATTTGCTATATCTTCATCTGTCATATCTCTTCCATATCTTTTTTTGAATGCTTTTCTTACATCAGTATATTTTTCACTTCTTAGAATTTTATCCATTTTTAAATTTCTTAGATACAGTCTTTGCATTTGTTTTTCTGCTCTCACTCTTGCTCTTTCAGCTTCCTGCTTTTCTTTTTTTATTCTCTTAAATTGATTAGACACTGTATTTAATATTTTTGAACTTTCATCAGTTAATTTTGTATATAAATATTCTTCTGCTTCTTCTTTATTATCTGTTGTAAATAAATCAGTCATTTCTTTTGCATAAGCTCTCATTAAATCTTTATTATCCATAACTTTTTTTAATTCGTTTAGTTTAGCTTCTCTTTGTTCAAAAGTTAAATCTTCATTCATTACAACTTGTTCTAAATAGTTTTCTTGTCTGCCGATTTCAGCTTTTGTCACATAATTACCATACATGACAAGAGCTTGTTCATTGGAAAGCCCTGCAAATTCTTTTAAAACATTTATTTGATTTACCATAGTTTTATAATTTTCTTGTGCTTTTTTATCATCATGAATGCCTAAATTAGAAGTTATAGTAACTATTTGCTCTAAATTACCTCTTGCATTATCTGCTTCTCTTTTAGCAACTGCATCTGTTCTTATTCCTAAATTCTTAGCATAATCTTCTCTATAAGCTATATCATTCTTTTCTATTGCTAGTTTTTTTTCTTCCATTGACATATATTTCATTGATGAAATCATTTTTGATTGTTCTGATAATAATTTCTTTTTATCTTCTAAATAACTATTCCAAGTATCATCATTAGTATATTTATCATGAACACTAGCCCATTTTTCTTCTAAATCAATTCTTGCATTTTCTAAATCAAGTCCTAATCTTATTTTTGCATTTTCAGTTCTTGCTTTGTCTACATCATTAGCAAATTTCTCAATAGTATCTAACACCTCTAATTGATATGTACTCATAGTTCCTATTGCTTTTATAGGAGTTCCATCAAAATTTTTAGGACTTATCATATTTGCAATACCAGTGTCTACATTAACCCCTGCTATGCCTGCTCCTGTTCTTTCTTGCTTTGCTATTTTATCTAAAAATGCCATTGTTGCCTCCTAATAAGTTAAATTTTCTTTTGTCTACATTTGATATATCAAAAGGATTAGAGCTTCTAAAAGGATTATAAGTGCCAAATCCTCTTACATTTTTATCAGTACTGCTTGGTGTAGCTGTTACATTTTTATCGTAAATATCATCTACTTCTTTAGGTTTGTAATAGTAATCATATAAATTTAACCCAGTTTCTAATAAAGTGTTATTAATCATATTCCAACCTTGTGTATATGTATTTCTTCCCTGATTTCTTAATTGGTCTGCTGTTGCTTTTCCACTATCTATCCAGTTATCCAATCTGTTAACATCTTCTGTATATTGATTTTCTGCATTAGCAATACTTGTTTCATAGTTTCTTTTTATTGCTCCCAAAGTATTATCATAGTCACTGTCAAGTCTGTATTTTTGTTCTAGATTCTCATCTGTTACTTGTCCTATAGCATTTACTTGATTTTCAAGTAATGTCCTTTGATTTTCAGTAGCCTCTTTATTAAGAGTTGATAAGGTATCATATTGTAAAGATGAGCTTTCTATATTACGAGTTGGAGTAGACATTAAAATTTTATCTTTTGTATCTAAAACGCGTTCTTTTAAGTTTTCTCTTGCTGTTACATATTGATTTATTACATTTCTAATTCCACTTTCTAAACTATCTTTTAATTTTGAATTTTCTCTATCATATTGTAATTTAGCTGTATCCTCTTGATATTTTTTAATCTTGCCTACTGTTTCTTTATGTTCTTTAAGAGATTTTTCAAACACAGGTTTCAAATCAGATAGGCTGTCATATCTTTTTTTTATCCCATCTGCTGTTCTTATTATACTTTTACCTTGTCTTTTTGTGCTATAACCTCTTATTAATCCTAAGGCTCCTCCTAATAAAATGTTACCTATCATAATTCCTCCTAATCTCCATTTGTATTAATACTTGTGTCTATGCCTAGTATTTCAAATATTTTATCGTTTTCCTTTGTTATAACTTCTATATCATACCCATTTAAAATAGGGAAACTTTTGTCTAATCTAAATACAGAAAACAAATCATCTTCTCCTGGAAACTTCTCAATAGATGTTCCAGAAATTATAACTGATTTTATTGCTTCTTGGTCTTGATTTAACACTTTTACAAAAACTCTTTCAACTTGTGACGAATAATCATTTCCATATCTTCCGCCTATTTTAGTTGTTATTGCTGGTGTATTCATTCTTAAAAATGCTTTTGCAACATTGTTATCACATTCTCTAAAAAATGATTTGTCTTTTACTAAGTATTTGTCAAGTGATAATAATTTGCCTTTTTCTATACTAAAATCTATATTAATTGTAAATCTTCTAAATAAATTAAATTCTAATGCTTGATATAAACATAATTTATTAAATTCAGTTTCATTACTCCCTTTTTTCTTTTTGGTTGCAACTAGCATAAGTCTATCATCATATTTTAATTTTTCTATTTTTTCACATTCAGTATATATATCATACTTTTCAACATCTACAACTGAATAACTTTCATAACCTTGTGCATTAGGTATCATCTGAACACACTTCAATGAGTTTTCAGTAGAGATATAATAAAAATCATCTTTAATTAATACTCCTGCCTCTCTACAAGGTATTTCGCTAGCAACAAATACACTATAACTTGTAGAAGAAAAAGTTTGATAAGCAGATATAACATAGACACCTTTATTGGTTGCTACATATATTTTATTACCTGTTTCAGCTTTTATAATTTTTGGAAACACATTATTTATAGGAGTTGGTTTAAAGAAAAACGGATCCGATTGTCTTATTCCATTTCTAAAATTAAAATAATTTGATATTTCGCTAAAATAAAATGTATTTTCTTTTATAAAATATAATCTATCTCTATATATACCAACATCAACTATACCACTATTAAAATTAATTATTTTACCATAAGAAAATTCTCCGCCTTGTACATCTCCACTACCAGATAAACTTTGTATACTTGTTATACTATCAGAACTTCCTAATTTTACTGGTGTGTTTCCTATAATATAGTTTCCATTTGTTTCTGGGAAATATCTATGTAACACACCTATAACCATATTAACATGTGCTCCTGCTATATCGTTAATATTAGAAAATGTCCTGTATTGTAAATATAACCTTTCAATTTGTAATGTAGATGAAGATAAAAATATCCTGCCATTTCTAACAGATAAAGACGGTGAATTATATGTGCCTATTAATGTTACTCTTAAATCATTTCCTATTTGATATATTTTATATAAATCAATAGTCAGTTCCTGTTTCTCTTGAACAGGAAATTTAAGCAAGTTCATAAAATTACTTGCTCCAATATTTCCATCTTGATTAAACTCTAAAACTTTTACATTTCCTGTATTATCAATAACAAACAACTTTTCATCAGCATAACTAATATTTGAAAAATTTCCTATATTATGTTGATATAGCAAAGAGGAATTATTATTTTCAAAATCTTTTTTTATTGTAACAATTGTTTCATTACCAACAACAATATAAAAATTATGCTTGGTATCAAATATGTGTTCAATATTTATAGGTAACCCATTTACTATATACTCTTTTAATTTCTTTGCAATTTTTAAATTACCCATTTCATTTATAACAAAATTTTCTATTCTTTGAGCTGATTGTTGATATATTTCTGTATCTCTTATACCACCTAATCTTTCTCCTGTTTCTCCATAGTTAAATATATTATTTGTTGTAAACATTATTCAACCTCCCAAGGTTTATACATAAATCCTTGTTGATATATTATTTTTCTTTTTTCTTCTTCAAATTGTTGTTGTAAAAATTGATAACGATTATTATAAGCATTAAATGCAAGACTTATTTCTTTTGCTAAATATATAACTATGACATTAAACATATTATTTGGAATTTCAGTTAAGCTAATTTCTCTGCAATACTGGATATATAATTCACTAGATTTAGAATAAATAAATTCTCCCTCTACTCTAAAATCAGTATTACCTTGTATGATATTTAAAAAATCAATAGGAATATTGAATTTATTTTCTCCTAACTTATTTTGACCTACTGTTGTTAATTTAACTGTAACTGCATTAAATAAAAAATCTGTTTCTGTTGCTATATTTTTAATAACTGTATCAAGTAGTCCATCAGCCACTTGATATTTATCGCCTTTATTATCATTGAAAGCGTTATTATCCCCAACTTTCAGAAATGCTTGTTTTATTATTTCTCCTCTATCCATTGCTACACTCCTTTTCGGGTAGGCAATAAACCTACCCATTACTTGATGATTTTTTTAATCTCCTCCATGTCTTTTTTTAATTCTGTCTGGTCCTTTTGCATTGCTTCCAACTGGTCTACTATCTTCTGCATAGTAGTTCTATAAATTTCAAATGTTCTACTATCTTTCCATAAAAAATATAGTAGAATAGCACCTACTACACCATATTCCAATAATGTTTTTTCCATAATATCACCTAATCCCTAACACTTTATCCCAGTATGCATAATATTCCTTAGCCTCCTTAGTTCTATCAATTATAGCTCTATCCTTGTATCCCTCATTCTGCAATTTAGACTTCCAAGATGTTTCACCAAAATACTTAACTGCTATATAAAATTTTCTTCTAGTCCTGTTATCTACTCCTGTTTCTTTCATAATGAAATTAAATATCTTATCTGCAAGAGTTCTATTTATACCTGTATTATTATAAGTACTGTACAAATAATCGTGAATTACTGCTGCATTAATGTATTTGCCGTAAGGATTATATAGCCATTGCAAAGATTTAGGTACAGAGGCTCCATCAGTGATGAAACCTCTAAATACCTTTATATCATAACCATTGACAGAGTAAACATAATCATCTAACAGTATAGCTTTTCCATTAGATAAAGGTTTAAGTATAAGTTTACTCTTTTCCATTTTTACCTTCTTTTAATTTCTTAAATAAAGGTTGTAATTCTGCAACTACTGCTTCTATTGTATTTTCATTTATAAATATTCTTAAATGTTTTGGCAACTTAGAAACAAACTCTTTAACTGCTTTCTTTTTAAGATCTCCTAAACCTTTTCCTTGAATTTCAAGCTCTTGATTTATAACTTCTTGTTGAACCTCTTCTTTTCCTTTATATCTCCAAGATAATAAGAAATAAACCCCCAATGAAAATACATACCCTAAAACTTGCCATAATAATTGTTTGTCCATACTTTTTACCTCCTGTTATTTGTTATAAAAATTAATTCTTTGTCTTAACACACTTAAATAGCCTCTCATAAATTTTAGCTGCTCTTTTAAATAAACTTGCTCCAAACCTTTTAATTCTTTAAACTTTTCTCCATTTACAAAATTTTCTAATTTTGTTACTCTGTCTTGTAATTCGTCTTTTTCCACAATCATTCTTTCTACAAATACTTCTTAAACATTTTCAATTTGGAAATGTGGACCATCTTTGAGCGACTTCCAATCTCCACCCCAAGTGATTACATAACCTAACTTTTTTGCTATTTCTTTAATATGATTTGCAACTTCCTTATAATATTTAAAATCCCAAGTTACATTATTATTAATTAAAACTGCAATATCTACTGCCTTTCCTTTCAAATGATAACTATTCATTGTTTTAGATTTACCAGTTTTAACAAGTTCTTTTTGTCTTTCAACTGTTCTTAAACCCTCTGTAATTTTAAAATCATAAGGACTACTTTTTATTGCTTCTTTCATTAAAATAACTAATTTTGAATTAACTCCATTCATTTTATCCAAACTAGCTTTTGAAAAACTAAACATTTATCCTCCTTTAATCTAAAAAAATAATTCTAAAAAATGACCTCGTAATAAACTGATGTAAGAGTTTTAAACCACATAGCCTATTAAGAGTATGTCTTTTGATTTAAAACTTCTCTATTGCCATTTTATAGCTTCTATTTCTTCTGCTGATTTACAAGCTTCTAATTTGATTGAAAGTGCTCCAAACTTTTCAAATATTCCAGCTTTTCTTTTTATAAACTCTGTTAATACATCCATTATTTGAGAATATGAAAAAGTTTTTATACTATTGTCAGATAAAACCCAATTTCTTTTATCACTTTCTACAACTTCTTTATTTTTTAACATATAATCAACTTCCCAAAAATTTTCTAAGTCCTCTGTTCTAACTTGAAATGTATCACCTTTTACAGTTATATTTTCATAAAGTTTTTTTGTTCTGATTTTTTTTAATTCTTCTCTTTTTAACTTTTTTAATCTATCAATATTTGGAGAATATTTTATTTTTCCATTTTCATAAATATAGTCATCTACCGGATATATAAATTCAAAATTTTCTACTTCAATAGCTCCTTGCAATTCTCCAATTAAAGCATAGCTTATTATTCTTTTGTTTTTATCTATAACTATTTTCATATCTTCTCCTTATTATGTTTGTTCTACTTCTGATATTTTACCTGGATTATTTTTATCAATCCTTACTTCTTCTAACACATATACCTTTTTTAATTTATGTGGCATTTCGGCAATTGAAAATATGAGTTCATTATTTTTAATTTTAACAAATAGACTTTTCTGTCTTTCATACATTTCTAAATTTTGCTCTTCATTAATTTTTAAAAGCATAATATTTGTGGTTTTATAACTGCCATCATACATTGCTCCAAATATACAAAAACACATTATCCACTTATCACCAAGTTCAAGTTTCATATTATCGCTTATTTCACCTTCAAAAACCTGTCTTAGTTTCATACCACTTTTAATTTCAACTTCTTTACTACTATTATCACTCATAGTGATTTTTAATTTATCATTATTGTAAGATAAATCTTGTATTTCTCTTCCGTCTTTCCCAGGAACTGTCGGAACTATAAAAACTGTATTTTTATTATCATCATAATTAACTGTTACTTTATCTCCTGTGGCAGTTATTGATGTTATTCCTGCTCCTCTATCTCCTTTTAATTTATCTCTATTATCAGAAATATATTTTGCTACTGCACTTGATAAACTATTTTTTAACTCATCTGATAAAGTTTCTAATTCTTTTAATTTCTTAGATAACTCATTTTGGAAATCATTTAATTTGGAAGTTGCTGAATTATTAACATCTGATAAAGCTTTTTCTTTTACTGTTTTAATTAATTCCTCAACTTCTTTTTTTAATGTATTTATCATTTCTTGATACTTACTATTTAAATCTCCCAATGGTAAAGTCACTATTTTTTCATCTTCATTCATTGCCCAAAATGTATTTGGCTCTAATGGAGTTAATATTTGTGTCATCTTTAAAGTATCTACTTTCACTCCTGTTGATTTTGCATATTTAATAATATTAGTTACATCATCAATTAAATCATTGTATTTAGTCACCAATACTTTAAGTTCTGGGTATTCTTCCAAATATTTTCCAGCTTTCATATCTGGTGTATAAATTATTTGATATTCATAAGCCTTGGCTTTTATATTGTCATCTATATTTAGATACAAAACATTGCTTTCTAACTTTGTTGTGTAATTTCCTTTTGGTATAGGGATAAAACTTGTATTTCTTTCTCTATACATAAATACTGCTTTTGATAAATCTACTCCATTTATTTCAAACTTATCTTCGCCATTTGCTAGAAATTCTCTTACTATTTCTATGATTTTCCCTGTCTTAAAATCCATATTTCCTCCATAAAAATAAGGTAGGGTTTTACCCCTACCCTTAAAGGTTATGCTGCTTTTGATGAAATTTTTGCTATTTTATCAGCTTCTATAAGTACTGCTCCTCCTGTTTTTGTTACTTGTAAATGCCAAGATAGCCCATCTGTTGCATGATATTCAGCTGTTGTTTCCAAAGAACCTTCCCATTCTGCATATCCAAAACTGTAAGCTGGTACTACATAAGTAGTTCCTTTATCAACTAAATCAGATATAAATATTTCAGCTCCGTAAAAAGTTACAGGAACATCACCAGTTCCACCTCTGAATGCTGCTTGATAATCTCCATTTATAAAGATTTCAGAAGTTGAAAGAGTTATGTAATCATCTGGGTGTATTACTACTCCAACTCCCTTGTGAGCATCTGGAACTGTTTTAGACCACACATGTGCTCTTCTAACTGCTTTTATTAATTCTTTAACATTTGCTAAATCATCAATAGTTTTTGTTGCTACTCCACCAGTTAAAGCTGTTGCTCCTGTTTTTATTTTATCAATAATTATTTCATCTTCTCCAACTGCTACTGCTGTTGTCATTGCTGATACAAAACTAGATTTTAAATCTATCTTTGTTTTATTCATTTCATCTTTTGAAAGCTTTTCTTGTGATATTATTCTTTCTGGACTTGCTTTAAAATGAGCAAAATCTCCTCCATCTCCTTTAGCTCCATTATCGCCAAACATAGATTTAACCACTTTTTTATAAGAAGCCTTTTTCTTTCTGTTAAAAGTATGTGAGTCGGCTCCTTTAACTGTTGCTCTTTCCCCTAATCTTTTTAATCCATTTTCTTTCATCTTGTCCATTGCCATTAAAATAGCATTTGTAAATTGCTGTTGAATTGTTGTTGTTGTGTTTGCCATTACTACCTCCTAATAAGTTATAATTTCATTAAAATATTTTTTGTCTTCCTCTGTTGCTAACATACTTCTTAATTCGTTAGCTTTTTTTGCTTTTTCCTTATCATCAATTCCTTTACCTAAGCTTTCACTTAGATATTTATTAAAAATATCTACTGCTTTGTCGCCACTAATATAAGTATTAGCTCTTGTTTCTCTCTCTGTTTTTGCTGCACTTACATTATTACCTCCTTTTGCAAAATTAATAACTCTGCCTAAAACTTTAATAGCATATGGGTCTGAAGCTATTGCATTAAAAAACTTTTCTTCTGGTGTTCCTTTCAAAGCTCTTTGTAATAAATTACAATTAGCTTGATAAGCTCTTTTTTCTTCAAAAGTTAAATGTTTGTTTAATTCTTCTTTTATGCCTTGTGGACTTTGAGCTTCTGCTCCTTGTTCTGCCATAAACCCAACTATCCCTAAAACTTGTTCTTGTGATAATCCTAATTCTTGAAATTTATTTGTATAAGTTTCTAAGGCTTTTATGCTATCTTCACTTGTGTCTATTTTTCCTTTCAAGCTTGATAAGTCATAACCATTAAAAGAAGTTTCAACATCATCAAATGTCATTTTAGTAGGGTCAAATATATCTTGTTCCTCTTGTTTGTCTTGAATATCATTATTTTGATTATCAAGAATATCAGAATTATTATCATCTCCTTGTGGGTTTTGAGTTTGTCCCTCCATTTCTAAATTTGGGTTTACATCTAAATTATCGCCGTCCATTACTACTCTCCTTTCATACTTTCTATAATTTCATTTTTTTTATTTACTAAATCAAATTTTAGTTTGATTAATAAGTTTCTTTGCTCTGGATATTTTCCATAGTTTTGATAATAGTTTTCTTTTGTTTCTTCCCAATCTAATGCACACCATTTGATTAGTTCTAATAAATCGTTATCTCCAGCATACTTTGCTAAAAAATCATCATATTTACTTTTTCTTTCTCTGTCATTAAATATCATCTAGCCCTCCAACACCTTCTTTAACTCTTTCAGGTATTCCTGTTTCTTGTCTTTTACCTACATTTTCTTGTGCTCTTGCTAAGGTTTCTATTTCAATCATTCTTCTTTGATTTTCTACCATTGTCATAATTTCTTCTTTTGAATTAACAATACTTGCTGGGATATTCATTTTATCTCTTATATCTTCAACTGCTTCAGCTGATTTTATAATAAATCCTCTCTGTTCTTCTGGCATTAATTGTGAAGCCATATTATAGAAATCAATTATTCTTAATCCATATTCTCTACCTGAATTTTGAGTTAATTCATTAACATAATGTATTTTTGAATGTGTCACATAGTCCTCATTTTCCAGTGTATTCAATAGACCTTTCTTTTCTAAAATGTAATAAGCATTCATAAATATCGGCTCTAATAATTCAGTGTTAATAAGTTCATAAGTTCCTGAAAATTCATTTCTAAACATTTCTTGTCTTAGTTCCATTTCAGTGGCTGACCTATTTTTAGTTTCCAGCACATCTCCCAAAGGCTGTGCCATATACGCTTTTCTTATTCTTTCTCTACAATCATTTATATCTTGGTCTATTGGTATTAGATTAGTTCCAGTGTTTATTGGTTGTATTCCCATTTTATTGGCGTCATTCCATTCTCCACCATAATTAATAGCCCCAGGTTTTAAACTAACTTTATTTCTCAAACTTATATCTCCATAAAAATTAGCTGGTGGGTCCACAATTTTATCTCTATGTCTTGCCCTTTTTTCTATATTTTCATTAAGTTGGTTTATAAGGTGTTTATTAGCTCTACCTATACCAATACCCCATGGATTTGAACTATCTACTTGCCATCTAAATATTACATAAGGATTATATTCAAGTACTTCATAAACTAACTCTTCTTCAAATTCTTCTGTATGTACAAAATGATGATAAATGTTTACTGCTTTCTTTTCATCAAATTCTGCAATTATAGTTTCTATAACAGATATTTTTTCAGTCAATTCTTCTTCATTATTTAAACTTTCAGGTTTCTTAAAATTAAGATGTCCGAACATATCCATTAAATCTTCAAGATTTTTTTCTACATATCTTTTAAAAACAATATTAGGTTTACCTTGCATATCTTCTAAGAAAAAAATATTATCAAGATTCTGATAACTATATGTAAAAGGTTTTGCAGTTGAGTTTAATTCAACTATTTTAAATATTCCTGTTCCAACTTTTAAGCAATCGCTAACTGATTTTGCAACTTCTGTATAATAGTTTGTATTACTGTTAGTTCTATAAACTGTTTCTGAATTTTCTTCTAAGATTTCATCAAGTTCTTTTTTTATCATTTCAGCTGTACTATCATTTACTTCCTCAATAGCTTTTATTACATCTAAATTGCTTTTTAGCTCAGCCCATTTTTGCGATTTTGGAAAAACAGAAATCATAATAAAATTTGATAAAAATCTTTGACTTTCTAAAACAACACTGTCTACTTTTCTTGAAACGCTCTTTTGCCTTGAAGCGTCATCTTTTATAGTGAATGATGTATCTGTCAATCCAAACGTTTCGTTATAGTCGCCTTTTATATCATCTTTGTAAGTTTTAGCTTCCTCAAAATAATATGTTAATTTTTCTTTTGATGGTTTTTTCATATACTACCTACCTGTTTTAAAAATCTTTTTAAGTTTGTCCTCATCTCTGTCTTTGTTTAATTTAAAACTTTTTGAAAAATCAACAGTTGTTTGAGGTTTATCAGTTAAATTTGTTCCTTGTTGTTTATTTTGAAAGCCATCTATATCTCTTTGCATACTTTCAGTATCTGTTTTTACTTTGTTTCTGTATTCTTCTTCGGCTTTTCTTTGTCTTTCAAGTTCTGCTTGTCTTCTAGCTTCTGCTTCTGCCTTAGCTTTCGCTTCTGCTTCTGCTCTTGCTCTTTCCTCTGCTCTTCTTTTGTTTTCAGCTTCTATGGCTAATCTTTGTCTTTCTGCTGCTTCTCTTGCTTGCCTATCAGCTTCTTCTCTTTGTTGTCTAAGTAAATCCTCTTGTGGATTTTTTCCTATTGCTCCACCAGTCAAACCACCAACTATATTTTTAGCAGTTTTTCCAATGCCTCCTATTCCTTTCCCTATTCCTTTACTAATTTTTTTAATTGGATTACCACCTTTGTAGTAAGTTTTTTCTAAACTATAATATTTCTCTAAATTATCATATTCTTTTATTTTTAAAAGTTTCATTCTAAACCTCCTAACTCTATGATAGATATATTGTCGTTTATTACTTGTTTTGCATTAAGTTTTTTTATTAATAAATTATGAAATCTAATAGATGTACTATTATCTAAATAACACCATAAATATAGTTTTTTATAATGTTTTAATCTATTTTTAAGTAAATGTATTAAATAAAAATATGATGTAGATACAACTTTATTTCTAAGATTTATTACCCCAACACACATAAAATTGTCGTATTTTGTAAAATCTATATAATATGTATCATCAATTAAATACGCTTCTTCTGGAAAATTAATTATTTCGTCATCACAGAAATAGTACTTATAGTACTCATTGTCTTTTAATTTCTCTATACTTGCATTTATGGTTTCTATTTCTTCTGTATTTAGTTTTTTAATCATAAATAACTTGCCTCACTGTCTGAATTTTCCAAATAGTTTGTTTGCATAAGATTATCTAAATTCTTATTATAATCACTGGAAAACATACGCATACAGAAATATTCCACTGCGTCGCAAGTATTACTTGCTGCAAGTCCTCTGCCATGAACGGGTATTCTTAGATTTTCCCCAGTAGAATTATCTATTTTCCATTCGTATGCTTTCATTAATCTAACCATATCCCTAACTTCTGCACAGTCTAAGAATTTAATTTTATGCTGTTCTATGCTGTGTCTTGTTATTTCTATTGTCTTATTAACTTCGTATGCTCTTAGCACTCTAACATTATTAAAATACTTGTTGTACGCTTCTCTTCTACTTGTTAAATAGTCAATAGCGTCTTGTCTATTTCTAGCGTCGTGGGGTAGTATAATCTCTACATCTTTTATATTGTGCTCTTTCATAAAAGTTTTTATATACTCAATATAATGTATTGTTGCTTTATCTGTCGCAGCATAATGATGAATTATAGTATTATCTATTGTAAATACTAATGCTGTACTGTCATTGATTCCTAAGTCCTCACTTACATATAACTTTTTGTTAGATGTGTTTAAATCTTTTATCCACTCTGCTTTTAATAAACTTGCTGCATAAATAGCATTCTCATTTGCCACATCTGTATCACATAGATAGTCTTGTCTGAACTTGCTTTCACTCATCAACTGCTTAGCTTTTTCTAGCTTTTCATCGCTCCATACTGGGTTGCCTTTTTCATCTACTGCTTCTTTATCTAATGCACTTAGAATGCTCTTAAACCATAGCTTTATGTTTTTTACATCTTCTAGTAATTCATTAAAGTAGCTCAAAAATCTTGGAGTACTTACAAGTATGATTTTTCCATTAACATTCATTACTGATGGTATTAAATACAACAATATATCTCTATTCTTTATAGTTGCCATTTCTGATATAACTAATATATCTAAGTTTCCACCAATTTTTGTATCTGCATTTTGAGCGTCTACAAAATAAATAATAGAACCGTTTTTAAATCTTAGTGAGTTATCAGAGTGGTACAATTTTCCAGACTTTTCTGGTAGTAATAGACATTCTTTGTCAATAACTTCCTCAATTATCCTTTTTCTTTCATTGGTAAAACCATCTAATATCATCATTTTGCCTTGTTTCATCGTAGGAAACATATAGTAAACTACTGTATTAGCTCTGTTCAAACATTCTTCACAAGCTAAACTAAAAGCAAGTAAGTCTTTGCCTAGCCGTCTAGCCCAGCAAATGATGAAAAAGTTATATAATCCACTCTTGAATGTATCTATAATTTTCTTTTGATAATCTCTAGCTTTAAATACAAAAAATTTTAATCTTTCTTTTTTTCTTCTATCTAATTCATTTTTAAAGAAGTTATATATCTTATTCATCTCTATCAACTTCTTTTGATTTTTCTATTATCTGTAAAATCTTTTCTATATCATCATCTGTTAAATTAGCAAGTTCTTCAGATATAATATTTAATCTATTATCTTTATATTTAGCTTTTTCTAGTTCAAATCTCTCTAATCTTTCTAATCTATTAAGCTCTAGTATTTCTTGTTCTGTTAATTCATTTTGTTTTAAAGTGTCTTGTAACTCTTTAGATATTCCATTCTCTCTTAACTTTTTCCAAATTTCTTCTTTCGCTTCTACATTAATATAAAATCTATCTTCTTTGTTCTGTTCTATCTCTTTGCTGTACTTCTCTCTTAAAGATTTTAAATAGTCTAGTTGCTTAACTTGTAACTTCTCTTTACTGCTTATATCCCCGATTGTGCTTCTTGCTAATCCGACTTTGTTCGCAACTTCTGTTATTGTTTCCCCTGTTTCTATTAATGCTCTTGCTTTTTCTTTTTTCTTTCTTATGTTGTCGCTTGTCGTTGTCGTTTTAATGTCGCTGTCGTTTGTCGTACTATTAAAATCTTTTCTATATCTCTCTACTGTTCTTACACTTATGCTTAATGCTGCTGCTATCTCTTTGTTGTCTTTCTTTTCTATTATTAGTTTATAAACTTCTTGCCTTGTACTCACATCTTCCAGCACCTCCAAGCCGAGAAAAAATAAAAAAATGGGATACATAAAAAGTTAATTTATATTTCTATAAACTTTCTTCTTATATATCCCATCTACTTTTAATTAAAATTTTGATTGTAAGATATTTAATATTTTATTGTTTTTTAAAAATTTTTTACACTTTTTTCATTGATATTATTGGACTTTTTTAGTTCTACAAAAAATATTTAAAAAAAGTGTTGACATAATCAAATGATTATGATATCATTAAAGTACCTCAAGGGAAAGGAGGTGATAAAATGAAATTTCAAATCAAAATTGTGATTGGGAGTTGGTCGCTAACAATTACAATTGAGAAAAAGGAAAAGTAATTTATCCCCCCTCTTCTGAGGGGTAAAACTAAGAGTGATAAACTCTAAGTCTCAACTACTTAGATTATATCACTTCTTAAATAAAAAATCAAGAATAGGAGTGATGAAAATGAGAATTTTATCAAATTTAACAGATTGGAATGACGGAAAAAAGATAACTGTTTATGAAGAAGGTGGAAAATTATATGTTTCTGATAATTTTACAACTTTTGGAGAAAAAATAGATATAGATAAATGGTTATCTGTTTACAAAATATTTTTTTGGGAAGATGAAACTTTTAGTTTAATAAAATCAGAAAAAAAACTTTTTAAAATGGGAGTTTATAACAATTAGTTAAAGGAGGATAAAATGAAAAAGATAACAAGAAAAATAATAATAAATGCTTTAAAAAATAATGAAATTAAAATAGTATGTACTCACTTAGATAGTGGGTACTGCTCACAAGTTGAAGTGCCTTTTGTAGTAACAGGAGAATATAGAGAACATTTAATCAGAATGTATAATCAAAATAATAAAATGTTTAGAATACAAAATAGTAATAAATTTAGTTGTTTGTACGATGATTATATTATAGAGGGGTAAAAAGCCCCTCACGAATACAAGGAGGGATTATGGAAGAAAAAAAAAGAAAAGGTTATAAAACTTCAAAAAAACAGGTTGAGGCTAATAACAGATATTTAGAAAATAATGAGGGGGCAAAAGAAAAAAAGAAAATATCTAATTTAAAAAGTAATGGGAAAAAATTTATTTTAGCCTATGCAAAGCTAGAAGAATTGGAGGAGTATGAAAATTTTATAAAAGAAAGAAAAAAAAATTTAAAAAAAGTATTGACATAATCATTTGATTATGATAATATATAGGTGTAAGATGAACTAAAAACATAAAATGTAATGGCTTCTAGCCAAAAATAAAAATTTTATGGAGGTATAAAAATGAAAAAATTAGTAGGATATGTAATAACAGATAGTAATGTGAGCCCTTGTGGTACTAAATTAAGTTATGGAGCAAAAGACCAATATCAATTGTGGGAAGCATATTCAACTCCAGAATTAAATAGATATGGTGAAGATACTGGAGAAAAAACATTAGAATTCTATTGTATAGAAACTAATATAGATGAAAGCCAATATAAAAACGAATATAAAGGTTTACCACTTTTAA